GATTAAAGCGCTGAAGGAGCAGGTGAAAAACTTGCAGGCATCAGCGGGCGAAACCTCGGCACAGGCAGAGGAGGAAGAGAAGGAAATGGCCTCTTTCGATGCTATCAAGAAGGCGCAGGAGATGTACGATATGCTCTAGAAGTTTTTCATAAGTTAGTTAGTTGTTAGTATAATGGGTAAAGTTGTTATTAATGCAGATGATTTAGCTAAGAGCGCTGTCAAATTCAGACCGGAGCTCTTGGCAATGTCGGTCATCGGACTGGAGAATACCAAAAAGCACATGACTATCCGCCCGGGAATTCGCTACAAGGAGATTGTCGGCGAACTCTCCGGTAACTTGGAGGTCGGTCCTTACTCTGAGACGAGAATCGACGAGACGGATGTGAATGTAACCAAACGTGAGTTGGAAACATTCCTCGGTTCAGTGGTCAAACCTTTCTCTCCCAACTCGGTATATAGCTCCATCTATGGTAGCTCTATCACTAAGGGGGACGCATTGAAGGATACCAATATCACTAAAATGGTTTTGGCTTACCTCATGAAGCAGGTGGCTAAATCTTTGAACAATGCGATTTGGTCAGCCGAGCGTAACGCCGCAGGAACGAAGACTATTGAGTTGTTCAATGGGTTCGATACCATCACCAAAAACGAGATTGCCGGCAAAAACATGTCAGCGGAGAATGGTAACTTGAAGGTATTCTCTGAGAAAATCGATAAGACCAATGCCGTTGACGCGCTGAAGGAATTTTACCGCACCGCGGACCCTGTTCTGCAGGAGGAGAATACGAAGCTGTTCTTGACTCCGGAGATTTACGACGCTTATGTGGATGATTATCAGTCTACCGTAGGGGCAGTGATCTACAATACGGAGTTCGAGAAACGAGTGCTGGAGGGTTCGGACGGTAAATGTGAGCTGGTTAAATTGGCAAACAAGGCTGGTTCTAATTATATCCACCTGAGTACTCAATCCAACATGTTGATTGGCGTTGACCAGGAATCTGATTTGGAGTCAATCACGGTCGAGAAGCATGCTGCATTCGTGTTGCAGTTTATCGCAACGCTGTTCTTCGGTGTGCAGTTTGAGTCTATCAGTAAGGAGAGATTGTTGGTCGGTCAGTTGTTTACGGCATAAATAGGAGGTTATTATGGAATGTACAACCAAATCAATATATGAGTCTTTGAATTTTTGCGACGGTCAGACGGTTCTTCCGGGTATCAAGCCCAAAGTTTACTTCCTGCCGAAATCAAAAATTCTCTCTTGGCCTAAATTACCTCAAATCAGCGAGGCGGAAAAGATGTCCGACTTGGCTAAGTTGAAGGGTAGTTTCGTGCTTGAGGCGGACTGTAAGTGGAGAATTCTGAAGGCATTGGCAACAAAGTCTAATGCTACCAGTGAAACACAGGGTGAGTACCCGAGTGTTACAGCGCTCAACAAGGCTACGCTGAAATATCCCGGCACGGATGAGGAGGCAGCAGGTTTCGCACGTCAGGCAATGAGTGATGACCTGGTGTATCTGATTCAGCAACGTTCAGGTAAGTTTCGCGTGCTGGGTAGCGAGAGTTTTGAAACGACCACGAAACCGTCACTGGCCATGGGTGAGGGTAACACCGGAGAGGCTGGTACAACGCTTGAAATTGAAGCAACGGATATCTGTTTCGCTCCTTTCTATGAGGGCAAAATCGAAACAGAAGATGGCAATATCAGCGGTGTAGACGGCTCCGCTTGGGTAGAGGAGCAAGAATAGACAGTTCTCATCGTTTCGTATATATAATCTGAGGGTGGCGGTTCATGTGTGCCGTCACCCTTTTTAATTCTAAACAAGATGGACGATCAATTAACAGAGAGTATAAGACAGTATCTCGACACGCCGGAAGCGGATAGAGATATTACCAAGGGCGCAAAAATCATGCTGCGACTGAATCGAAATACGATTCTATATCAAAATGTATTGCGCAAGCCGGAGAAGCTGGCGGCCAAAGTGGAGTATGAACTTAAGAAGTATCTTAAACTTCGATTGGATAAGATGACCGTGGAGGACGTCGTGCGCATGGAACGGGTGACCGTGCCGGCTGCAGCGGAGGACATTGCGGAGGGCCAACCTGTTGTATCTTCCGAGGATGAACTTCCGGAGGGAACGGTGGCCAAGGGGAAACGTGATGACCACGATGAATTGCCGGAGGAGATTCAAAATTACTGGATAGCTGCGGGCGAACTATTCTTCAAAATAAAGCAGTTGTTTGAACAACTGAAGGGGATGGAGGACGCTCAGGCATGCGACCGTTACGAGTATCTGAAACAGTTGGACGAGGCGGATAAACAATACCGCGCTTATTTGGCTGCATACGATAATTACGACCCGGATAATGCGGATTATACGGAGGTTGTAGACGAGGTGTATTTGGCTAAAAAGGTATCTGCAGCCAGAAAGTACATTTCCGTAAACAAGGGAAGATTGGAAGAATTGAAGGAATCGGATCCGGATATGTATGTGGAGCTCCTCAAACGAATTCAGATACGCATCGACTTCCTTGAGAAGCACGAAATCAACATTGAGGAGTCTACACGAGAGGAGCTTAGATCTTTGGGATTGAAAGCATGAGTCGTGGACTAATTGACCTTATCATTAAGCCTATCAAATCTGCGCCTTTACAGGCCTATCTTGACAGCCGGATTCAACTCTTCGATGTAATCGACAAGATTCTTGGAGAGACGGGTCCGGCTGATATTTTAATTTCTACCTTTTCGACGTCGGAGGAGTTTCTTCGACGTATCTACAAGCAGAAGCAGGCGGGAAAAATTCGACACGCGGTGATGATGGCGGACATGAAGGCGGCGAAGAAGACGGTGATTCTTAATGCGCTGATTCGAAGCATATTTGACCAATGTTACCTGACAGAAAACCATAGCAAGGTGATATTAATCTCAAACGAGAAATGGAGGGTGTCTATCTGTACTTCTCAGAATCAGACGAGGGGTAACCGTACGGAATCGGGGATGATTTCCACGGATCCGGTCATCTACGAAGACCTTTTTGAGAGTTATAAAAATATTGTATCAACTAAAGCTATCTTATTGGATGGACTATTCAACGGAAGAGATCAACAAGGTGTCTGAACTGGCGGGGCTGCTAACTCCGCTGAGTGATATTGCTGTTCTGATGGACATTGACGAGGATATTCTTCGCAGGGATGTGCGTGACCGTGCGAACGAGGTGTCCAAGGCATACTACAAGGCGAAGGCGCAAACGGCCCTCAATCTTCGCAAGCAGGAGATTGAGCTGGCGAATGTGGGGTCTCCGCTGGGCGTGCAACTGACCGCCGGATATATGATAACAATGGATAGCGACGAAGACTTGTAAATATGCCTATACCTGCAACTTTCGACATGTGTCAGCAATATCTTTTTGCGGATGTGGACGAGATGAAGAATGCCGGCATTCCTGTCAGTATTCAGTCTCGGCTGATTCGCCTAAGGGATATGTACAACTATTGGCTGGAGTTTCCGAACAAAAAGGATATGGAAATTGTGACGGAACTGATGAAGCGATACTCTATTGGGAAAAGTCAGGCTTACGATGATATCAAAATTCTAAAGTTCGTCCTTGGCCACTTCGCTAAAACAACGAAGGATTATCATCGGTACAGATTCATCATGATGGTGGAGGAGTCATTCAATGTGGCGAAGTTGACCAAGGACGCGAAGGCGATGGCATCCGCCGCAAGCACGTACGCTAAATATTGCCAACTGGATAGAGAGGACGAAAAGGACAAGGGGTACGACCAGATTATCCCTCAGGCATTCGAGCCTACAGACGACCCGACCGTTTTAGGACTTAAGAAGATTCCGGATATTCGCGAGCGCATCGAAAAGACAATCAAGAAATATTGGAACGATGACATCGAGGAGGTGGCGCTGGAATCTGCGGAATACGATGAGGATAAAATATTTAAACCGACTAAATTAAAGGAGGAAGATGAAGCAGTACTTTAACGATCCACAGATGGAGGTTATGTTTACGGGGGCGAAGGATAATATCATTGTTGGCGGACGTGGTATCGGAAAAGGTCTGATTCATGCGGCATGGAACCTTCGAAACATGCAACGGATGCCGGGGTCAATCACAGGTGTGGTCGGCGCAAACGGTAAACGTGTGCTAACCAATACGCTTCCTTCCATGCTGATTCATTGGGAGAACTGGGGGTACAAACGAGACGTGCACTATGTCATCGGACGAAAGCCTCCGGAATCATGGGGATGGGGCAAGCCTCTCTTCCAGCCTGAGAACTATGACAATGTGCTATCGTTTTACAATGGGGCTATCATGTATATCATTTCGCAGGATCGAGCGGGTACTTCTAACTCTCACTCTTACGATGCGCTCGACATTGACGAAGCGAAGTTCATTGATTTCGAACAACTGAAGGATGAAACTCTTCCGGCGAATCGTGGTAACCGGCAGCACTTCGGCAAGCATTATTTCCATCATGGGATGTTGATTTCGTCGGATATGCCGGTCACTAAGAAGGGGTCTTGGTTTCTGGGTTATGAAAGCAAATGCGACAAGGAACTTATCGAGACGATTCAAGGTATGGTGTACGAAATATGGAAGGTGAAAAAGCGCATTGAGTCTGACCGCGCAGCGGGTGTCTCTTCGCCTGCGTACCTGAAGGGGTATCTGAAGAAATTAAACCTGGACTTATGTCGGTTGAGGAGCGTGGCGGTGTTCTACAAGGAATACTCTTCTATCTGGAATATGCAGATTCTTGGCGAGAAGTGGATTAAAGATATGAAGCGTAACCTTCCGGGACTGACTTTCCAAACATCTATTTTATGTAAAAGGATTGGAATTACAAAAGATGGATTCTATTCTTCACTGACTCCGAAACATAAGTACCATGCTAGTAACTTCGGCTATCTGGACTCTTTGGAGTATAAGTTTGATAAATTGCAGACACCTTCCTCTTTGGCGGACTCGGATGTTGAGCCTGATCTTCCTATCTGTGTTTCATTTGATTACAACTCGAATATTAACTGGCTTGTGGCCGGGCAGCCTCAGGGGGATAAGTTGATGGTACTTAAATCATTCTTCGTTAAATTTGAAAGAAAATTGCCGGAGCTGGTGGATGATTTCTGTGAGTACTACCGGCATCACCGCAACAGAGAGATTGTATTCTACTACGACGCGACGGCGCTGGGTAGTAACTATGCGGTTAACACGGAGGACTTCCGCTGGGTGATTGAGCATCAGTTTCAAAAGAATGGATGGGGCGTGCGTGGCGTCTATATCGGTAAGCCAATGAATCACCTAGAGAAATACTTGCTGATTAACCGAATGCTGGATGGAAGGGCGCGAATGAAGCCGATGTTCAACGAGACCAATAATGAGGACTTGCTGATATCTATCCAGACGGCCGGTGTCTACAATGGTGGCAAGGATAAGAGGGGCGAAAAGCTGGCTGAGACGGAGGAGGACAGGCTGGAGAATAGAACGGACGGGTCGGATGCTTTCGATACACTGGCTATCGGTGTGGAGAAGTTCCCTCAGTTTAGGGCGGGTTTCTTCGTAACATCATCCATGTAAATATGCTTTCCGTATCAGTGCGCCGGCAAAGCGGAGCAGTCTTCGCCTACTCCACAGATTGCCAACGCACAGATACTACAAGCCAATAAGGTATCGACCGGCTTCCCCCGTCGATGAATCTGTTTTGCGTTCCATGACCACGCAGGGGAAAGAGAGCTTGATGTGTCAGTGTACCAACAAGGGGAAGCCGACTTCGTCCACTTCCTTCTTCCTTGTTGTTACACCAACACTACAAGCCAATAGGGTATCGACCAACTACGTTCGTCGATGGGTTTCTTATGCGTTCCTTCAACCACGCAGGGGTTGACCTACGGTCAATTACCTATCCGGAAGTCTCTACGGATGTCTTGCTCCTTACCGTGCATGAGCGCCTTGCTGGTTACCGTGCGTGGTGAGCGTGGCGGATAGGTAAGTGATTTTGTCAGGATATTTCGCATATTCCGCAAAATGGAGGGGGAATTTGGAAAGGTAAGTGTAGGGCGGTGGGGGCTGCCCTGCGGCAGAAGCGCACTCCGTGCGCTGGGTGGAAAGGATAAGATGTTGATGGAGAGCGGGTTGAGTTGGCGAGTTCCGGAATTTCTTCAATTTTAGCGGCAAAAACGGTGATTTTGGGGCGGTAATCGGATATTTTATAGGGTTTTAGCATAACAGCACAAAATTAAAATCGGGCGCCGCCTTGCACTTCGTACAAGGCGGGAGGAAGGCGGTACGGCTTTGCCGGATTGCTTATTTGCGTTCCTTCTACCACGCAGGGGCACACCTGGCGGTGTCTTTTATCGGCATTTTTAGGCGCTATATTTTAGCTAAAAAGATAAATGAGAGATGATTGTCATAACTAAAGATATCCCTGAATTCCTCTTTTCGTCAGCGATGGACCGGCTGGTCTTTACGACGACGGGCAGCTCCGCAGAGGTCACGTTTACTTGTGGTGATACGGTAATTCTGGATGAGAAATACATCCCGGACAGTGATAAGAAGATTACGGTGTACGACCTGAAGGAGTTATTTGAGCCGTACCTGCTGGAGAACCTGGTGGAGAAATGCACTTATACCATTGACGACGGTACGGATAGCTCTGTCACCGGTTCGTTTACGGTGCAATATTGCGCAGCTGAAACGTGGCTAAATGCCCAAAACTTCATGGCGGGCTACTTCCTAACTACGTTGCAGGGCACGAAGGAGACCGCCGAGGGGCGTAAGGAGTTTGTGCATTTTTACACGGAGGAAACTGTGGAGGTGACCATCGAAGCGGACTTTTATAGCGCAGAGAAGGGTCTGTTTAGCCTGACTTTCCATCCGGAAAATGAAATTTCAATCAATAAAATCAATACCATCGATGTTTCACCTGATTTATTTTCTTCGGATACGGGTAATCTACTGGGTTACACGGTGTCGGCAGGTAGCCGAACAATCTCTTTTAAATTGGTACAAGAAGAGCATACTCCGGCTCCGGCTCTTTTGTTCACAAATAGTTTTGGCGTGCAAGAGACTTTCTACTGTATGGGACAACTGGCGCTGGAGCCTGAACATACGTTTACAGGAGCTTACGCTTCCGGCATGTTCCGTAATTACGAGATTGAAGAGAACAGACTTTTCAAGGCTAATACGGGACGTATGTCTCACGATATGGCTGGCTGGGCGGATGATCTGCTCCGCAGTAAGGAGATTTATCTGCTGGATGGCACATCGACGGGGAAGGAGGTGACGATTACTGAGTGCGAATCGAAACGGAATAATGCGGATGATGAACTTCCGTCGTTTACGTTTACCTATCGATACGCTCAGAAGAACCATAACATTCTGAATACGCCGAGGGCTGGAAGGGTCTTCGACTATACTTATGACTATACGTTTGAATAATGATTAATGCTGTTCATAAGAAGGACGCGATACACCTGTTGGAAACGGGACAACCGGTTAACCTGAAGCTTTGGAAGCTATCGACCGGTGATATCCTAGAGTACAATGGGTGCCGTTGCGTCGGAAGCCACTGGAGGGGCGGCACTCATCGGGTGATTCTTCCGAAATCTATGCTGATACGGGAGTTCCGAGATGTGACGCTCTTCGAGATCAATGGCATGAAAATTTATATGTGATGGATAATATTAACTACGATTTTATGGCGGCGCCGGAGATTTTCGACATTCCGGACTCTCAATTCAAGGCGTCAATGGAGGCTATAACTGATTCATCTTCTGTCTTCGATGAGGATGATGGTACTATCTCTACGCGAGTCGTTCCGGGAACGGACAAGAAATTGGTGTGCTGGGGCTATGACAATGAACTTCCCTACAATGTGGCTAAGATGATTGGGCGAGACGAGGTAATGGCCCAAAATAAGTTGTTTAACGTGCTGACGTGTTACGGCTCAGGACTTAAATACATTGATCCGGAAACGGGCAAGCCGACAACTAATAAGGAGGTGCGCGACTGGCTGCATCATAACTCTATCCCTAGAATATTTTTAGAACAGGCTACGGATATGAAGTATTACTTCTTTTGCGTGGCGGTGCTGATTCTATCCAAGGATGGTTCTAAGATAACGAATATCGTACACAAGGAGGCGTGTCACTGCAGATTTGAGGTGGCGAAGGATGGTGTGGTTGAGCATATCTTCTATGCCAACTGGCGCCGTTCTTATGTACAGCCGGACGAGGTGGAGTGTATCCCTCTCCTATCTGAACGTGACCCTATCGGTGATTTGGATATCCGGATGGGAAGAGCACCAGGCAAGGATGGACTCAATAAGGTGCGCACGCCGGAACGTAAGTTTGCGGTGGTGGTGAAATATCCTACGGTGGGAAGCCGCTACTACCCTATTCCCTACTATACTTCTATTTTCCGCGGCGACTGGTACGACATCAAGCGATTGATTGGACGTGGCAAGAAGGCGAAACTTAAGAACCATGCTTCGGTGAAGTATCAAGTGGAGGTCCATAAGGATTTTTGGCGCAACATCATAGACGAGGAGCACATCACGGATCCTATCAAGGCACAGGAGCGCATCAAGAAGGAGAAGGAGAATATCAAGAATTTTGTCGCGG